AACTACACGAATATAGAGGCTTAACAAGCTCTGAGCAGACGGCAATACACCAAATGCTCATCTCCTATGTTCGTGAGGAAAATTGTCGCTTTAACATAATCATGTCTGGCAAAGCAGAACCCTATAATCTGGTAAAACTAACTAGTATTAATTTTGAGAATGAAGCATCAGCAATTTGGGTTAATTTTGAAACCATCACAGGAGAGCAAATAGCTTTACCCATTGGCTTTCTTTCAAGAATTGAGTTTTCAGGGCAGCAAGAAATTTAAACTGTGAACCCGACACAGTCTTTTAAATGTGGGGTATATCACTTATTAGATAGTAATATTTATTGATGTTTTAGTGTGTAATGTGTAGATTGCCAATAGTTTTTATAGTAGATATTGGGATTATGCAATATGTCTAATATTGAGCAAGATACACGTTTTATTGTTAACAATAATTTGATTAACAAGGGCTGGATCTTGGACATTCAAGATCCAAACAAAAATGTCTTTTTTGAATCAGATATCTTAAGAATTGTTAATAATGAGTTTCTCAAGAAAAGTAAAAAAAGACCCGATTATGTTCTTTTCGATTCACAAAATAAGCGGCCAATCGGTGTAATTGAAACGAAATCAGGTGGAAAAAGCTTAACAAAAGCACTGGATCAGGCAACCGAATATGCTGAAATGCTTGATGCACCTTTGATATTTGCAATGAATAATGGTTTCTGCGAAACACGGCATTTGTATACCCAAAAACCATTATTTATTGATGAAAATGAGGTTAATGAATTAATAAGAGTAAATGAAGCTAAAGAGTTCATATTGCAGGAAACAAATGGTATTTATATTACACCTAAAGAAATTTTAGTCTCTCGCAAAGAGTTAATTAATGTTTTCAAGAAGTTAAATAACTCACTAAGAGGTGAAGGTTTAAGAGCTGGTATAGAAAGGCTTTCAGAATTTGCAAACATTCTTTTTTTAAAATTGTATACAGAGAATGCTAATACAGGTATTTGGAATTCTCTCAAAAGTCTCGATAATGATTTGCTAATTAATACAACTAATAACATACTACAAGATATTGATAGACAATATGGTGCTTCTGTTTTTACAAATTTACAGCTAACCAACCCTGTTGCTGTTAAAGAGATGATCAAAGAGTTGGATAAGTTAAAACTCTCATCAATAGATACCGATATTAAAGGAGATGCTTTTGAGTATTTCTTACAGCAAGCTACAGCAACTAATAATGACTTAGGAGAATATTTTACTCCACGTCACATAACTAAAACCATTGTTAACTTAGTCAACCCTAAATATGGTGAAAAGATCTATGACCCTTTTTGTGGGACAGGTGGTTTTTTAACAGAGGCATTTGATCATATAAAAGATAACACTTTAATTGCAAACAATAGTAGTGAAGAAATCAAGCTTAAACATAATACTATTTTTGGAAGAGAAATTACCTCAAATGCAAAACTCGCAAAAATGAATATGATTCTGCATGGGGATGGGCATAGTGGAATTTGCCAGATAGACACACTTCAAAACCCTATTGAATCTGAATATGATGTGGTTATAACCAACATGCCATTTTCTCAAAAAACTTCTTATTCTCACTTATATGAGAATAAGTTAGCTAAAAACGATGGTGATGGAGTATGTGTTCTACATTGCTTTAAAGCAACAAAAAAAGGAGGGCGAATGGCATTAGTAGTACCTGAAGGCTTTCTTTTTAAAGCCGCTTTAGCTCCAGTAAGGAAGTATTTATTTGAAAACGCCCAACTAAAAGCAGTAGTTTCACTTCCAAAAGAAGTTTTTCTGCCATATGCAAAAGTTAAAACCAATATACTCTACTTTACCAACTGTCATAATGGTAGAACAAATTCTGACGTTTTTTACTACAATGTGACAAATGATGGCCTAAGTTTAGATTCTTTCCGTAGAAAAATTGACGAAAATGATTTAAAAAATTTAGATTTTGCTGATTTAAATAAGAGCGACTTTGATAAATATTATAATGAATTAGGTTTCTTAAAAGTTAATCCAGAATTAATCAGAAGCAATGATTATATTTATAATTATGCTCACTATAGTAATTCACATATAAAATCAAAATTCCCAACTATAAAACTAAAAGAACTCCTATCCTTGTCTGGCAAAGTCAAAGTGGGAGAGGATACAAATATACCTATTATGAGTATCACTATGGAACATGGCTTAATTGATCAGCATGAGAAATTTAAAAAACGAGTCGCAAGTTCTGATATTTCTGGGTATAAAAAGGTTTTTAAAAATGAACTTGTAATGGGGTTCCCTATAGATGAAGGTGTTCTAGGATTTCAAAAATATTACGATGCTGCTGCCGTAAGCCCAGCATACAAAATCTTTAGATTAAAACGAGAAGTTAATGTAGAATATTTGGATTTGATTTTGAGATCTAATTCTCTAAGAAAAATATACAAAAGTAAAATGCAAGGCAGTGTAGAGAGACGACGCAGTATTCCTGATGAAATGTTTTTGAATATTGAGATCCCGAATCCTCCTGAAGAGGTTAAAGATCAAATAGTAAAACAACATAAACTAATAAAGGAAATTGAGAATAGTCTCAAGGAAAATCAAAAAAAATTGCGTCTAAAGACAGAAGCATTATGGGAACTTCCTCAAAATTACAACTAATCCCCCCTTCGAACCCACCACGGTGGGTTTTCTTATTTTTAGTGTATACGAAATTTTTCACCAAATAAATTCACTAAAGTTCTTGACTAAATATTTAGTAAATACTAAATTATATCTCACCAACCAACAAAAAAGCCCCTAGCTTTCGACGGACAGGGACTTTTACTCAATGAGTGAGATAAGTATGAACATAAAAGCCAACATAGTCAAATCCATGGGATTCGTAGGAGTAGTTAGTGCTCTAACTGCTGCTTATGCATTTACCCAAGCTAACAAAGAACCTGTAACGGTTGCAGCTCCTTTCAAAGTTGAATCAATCGACCCTGAAAATGAACAAGCAGTACTTCAAACTGCAAATGAAAAGTTCACTTTAGAAGTTGATTTTGATGCTCAGTACTCAATTGATGGCAACGGCTATCAAGCTTGGCGTGAAGTTGAAATTAACGAGATTAAAGACATTCGCGTTTATGACGAAGATGGCGAGGTATTAGCTTACGTTGATCGTTTGGACGTAGTTGAGATTAAAGACCTTATCGAATCAGGGATTAGAGAGCGCATTTAAGCGCTCCATGGTGAATGTCATGAATGCACATCCTGAAATTATCGAAGTATCAAGACTTCAAGCTCTTATTAAAGATTCTGTAAATGCCCTGCTCCCACTTTCTAGTGAGAAAGATACAGTCATCACTGATGGCGGCAATTGGATTCACTTGCGTTATGTGGGCCGAGGTACTGAGCAAATCCAATTAGAGCTAAGCGATCAGTTCTCTATTAAGACAAAGATCGCCTACTTAAGCGAAACGTTAAAAAGATTGGCTGAAATTAGAAATGAGTTGAGAGGTGGGTGATGGAGACTAAATACGATTGGTCAGAAGCACCTGAAGAAGTTCAATTCATTGCACAAGATTCAAATGGTGACATTTTTGGTTTTGATGTTCCGCCTATACCAATGACTTATGGAAAGTGGCTACCAGCAAATGAATACCTTCACTTCTTTGGTAATAAACCACGAAGAACAATTTCAGATTGGGAGTTGTCATTGGAACAACGCTCAGTAGAAAAGAATTAGGAGAAGATTATGAATGCGCCAGTTAAAACAGAAAATCAGGTTGCTGCTCCTAAAGACATTAAGCAGTACGTGAGTGATTCAAAGATCCGTCAAAAGTTTGAGGAAATATTAGGTAAGAAGACTCAAGGATTCTTGGCATCAGTGATGCAAGTTGCAAATCAACCACATCTTAAAAATGCAGTGCCTGCAACAGTAGTGAATGCAGCAATGATGGCAGCAACTTTGGATTTGCCAATCAATAGCAACTTAGGCTTTGCATACATTGTGCCTTACAAACGCAAGTTTAAGGATGAACAAGGCAGATGGCAGGAAAGCAACGAAGCTCAGTTCCAAATGGGCTACAAAGGCTTTATTCAATTGGCTCAGCGCTCTGGTCAGTTTTCACGTATTGCTGCAACTCCAGTTTATCAAGGTCAATTAATTTCGGCTGATCCCCTTCTTGGCTATGAGTTTGATTGGACAATTCCAAACACAGGTGAAGCAATTGGTTATGTGGCTTTCTTTAAATTGTTAAATGGCTTCACTGCTGAGCTATACATGAGCAAAGCAGACATATTGAAGCATGCAGGCAAATACAGCCAATCATTTAAATATGGTGGAGTTTGGAAAGATAACTTTGAGGCAATGGCTATTAAAACAGTTACTAAGCTTTTGTTGTCAAAGCAAGCTCCACTTTCCATTGAGATGCAGACT